ACTGCGTAGAGCGTTGATAGCTTGGCGGGCTCCCTTAACTCCGCCATCCAACACTAAATCCTCTATATGAGTCATGTGAGTGTTTTTGGCTTCTGTAAGGTTATGGTTTTTAAATGATATCATTTATTTTCCTAATTTAACATATACTCCGCCTTCAGCAGTCGTTGATCCGGCGTAGTTAATCATTCTTGTTACGATGGCATTAGATTTCTTGCCACCAGCTTTGTTTATAGTATAAAGTAAAGTTAAAGAAGCTAGTTTAGCACTAATCCATTGCCAATCTTTTTCTTCTAGTTCAGCTACAAAAGCTTCATAGCTTACGTTCTTATAAAATTCATTAAACATTTTGTACATAGCTTGTACATCTTTTGGTTTACCCATTGCGATATTTTTAGCTGATTTAGTTATACCACCAGTATGTTTAGGTAATTTTTTACCTGCTTCATGTTGGACTATATCTTGCATAATGCCCCAGCTAATTCCACCACCTCTAGATGTTTTACCTTTTACTTCAGCCTTAATAGTTCCACCAGGAGTGTTATCTTTTAAGTCTAATTGTAATGACGTAGTTTTAATAAAAGAACCTTTTGAAGACCAAAACGATCCTCTTCCAGATTCAAACCCCATAGAAGCTATCTTGTGTAGGAGTACTTCCGGTGGTTGTTTATAATTATTTACACTAAAAGGAACAGAATCATTCTTAACTAGTTTTAGTGATATACCTACTATTTCTCTTTTTGTAAATGCCGCAATTAAAGATTTATTAAAACCGTGTATTGACATAGTATTTAACTTATCTAAATTAAATCCTTTTTGTATTGCCCATACATCGCCTGGATTCCACTTATCATCTTTTAGTGGGGCAAAGCCTGAATTTTTAAATGCTAGATTTTTCATAGCATATATCTTTATCATCTCTTTTGATCCACGATGGAATTCCATGTTCTTATGAATTAGCTTTTTACTAATTAGGTATTTTGTTATATAGTATGACGATGCCCACCAATTTTCTGGAGTTTCTAATATCTTGTCTGTATTAGCACTAACATTTGATGTGCCATTATCTTTGTAAGCCTGAGCTATTACTTCGTCATCGTAGTATGATAAATCGTGCCCTGGGTTATCTACCATAGCTTTCATCATACATGCATTATGAGATTCATTTCTTTCTGTGTCTGCCGTACCAGCTCCTGCTCCACCAACACCACCGCCAAAGACTTTACTCTTTGCTAGTTGTGTTAATTTAATTGGACCATCTTTTGTTTGAAATACTAAGTTAGAAGGTTGCTTAAGAAAAACATCAAGTTTAGCTAATGCATCTTCTATATCAGTAACGACCGTAGTTCCACCTTTCTTTAATTCCAAAGGTGTTTTACCTTTTATAAGTTTCTTTAGGATATCTAAACGATGTTCGCCAGTTTGTCCGTTTGGTTTGTCTAACTCTGTTGCCGACAACCCAGAAACTTCTTTAATAAGAATAGGTTCAACTGTAAAAGATTTAAATGAATTCATAGATCTATTTATGACTTATTTTTTCTTAAAGAATGGATTGGGGTAAATTTCCCCCGTGCTATCGTATGCAATTACTTTTTGTTCGTGCAATACCCGGATGCATCTTTCTGCACCTTCTTTCATTCCTTGCTTATAATAATAAAGACATGCATATCCCGTGATAATGCTAGCTAATATAAAATGCGCTAATGTTATTTCCATATTTCATACCTCAGGTTAAATTTTTCATCCAATTGAAAATCTACTAGATTCTGGACGTTTTCTTTACGGTCTTTAAGAACCCATCTTCTATGAGTTCTTTCTTTTTCCGTATCGAATGACTCTATGCATTCCCAGACTTTATTAAGATTTTCTTGCAAGTTCATCTGATTGCCAACTATAAAAACCTTTACCAGCTATATCATGTAGATATAAAGGACCAGTCCATCTAACTACATATTTGCCAGAAAGTATATTACCTCTTGCTCTGTTCAACGTAGGTGTTTTCCAATTCTTGGATTTAAATATATCACCTGGATGAAAATTCTTGTTAGTCTTATTTATAAAACCCCAAACAGATGTTCCTGTTTCGATCTTAATATACTTAGAACCTTCGCTAATTCTTATATTGTTATTAAAAGAATCTATTTGTCTTTCATCTCCGTTTGCGAATTTTACAAAGTCAGATTTAATGTCTTCGATTAGTGTATCTATTTCAGCTCTCATTAGTGACATGGTCTCCCGCCTAAGCTATCAAGCTCCATTTGACCTATGATTTCTATTCCAGTTCTCCACTGTACAGAATTACACATAATTTCCCATGATGCGTTCATGCTATCTGATTTGTCTTTAGCTAAAGTCATTTCAGCATCTGATAGTTCTACCTCTACAGGGTATCCTGTTGCGAGGTGTGTCATCTTTAAAAGATTTGGTTTAATAATTGGTTTATCGTACATTACGCTGCCTCCATAATTGATAGTGGAACATTATAAAGAATGTCGTTAATTTTAACGGTAGCATTTTTTATTTTAATTTCCATAATAGAACCTTTTAAGATTCTGCCTTTGGCTTTAACTGAAACTTTATCACCAATAGAGAATTGGGATCTAGCTGTTCTAGCCAATTCATTTCTTAGGGCTTTTTGTTTAGCTTTCAGAACTGCAATTATATCGTTTAGATCTTGCATGTTATCAAGGCCATTTATCTCAACCGCAATCTTACCGGTGGTATCCCAGTTAAGTCCGTTGTAAGTTGATTTTGCTTTTTTCATTTTAACTCCTATATTATTTTAAATGATAGGTCTATTATACCATAAAAGAGGAGGCTTGTAAACCCCTAATTGCAATTAATTTGAAAAATTCACGTAATCGTGACGTAAAAAAAGCCAGGTAAGAGAATTCCTACCTGGCTTCGTTATGATATAAATTCCCGATTCTTTTAGAAAAGGTAATGCATAGCTAGTACCATGCTATCTGTGGCATCTCCATGTCTAACTCCATCCATAATGTGCAAACTTAATTGTACATTCGGAGCTACCATGTTGGAATACTTGAGCGCTGCCCAATCATCCCCATTGTTAAAGTCGCCATATTTAACATAGAAATCCCCAGGTACATCTGAAAGAAACGCAAGATGTTGCGTAAATTCCATATATGTATTATCTGAGTTGTCGCTATCTACATAGTAATATATACTTGAGTTCTTGTAACTTGCGTTAACAAAAAGCTCTTCAATATCATCATAGCCTTCATTATAAGAGTATTGTATAACTCCACCACCGAGTGAAAGATTATCAGTAACGGTAAGATTATATCCTACTGCTAAATCATATTCCCATTCAGCTTCGTCTCCAAAGTCGACCTGTCCCATCCAAGCGCTTCCATATAATCCGTTGTCGTGATTATAATCTATGCCTAGATTGTAGGAAGTATCTCCCATGGATTGTGTTTGCCCTCTCCACATATAGTCAGACATTACTCCAACTTTACCTGAAACATCAGCAAACGTGAAAGGTGAGAAACAAGTTGCCACAAATAATGGCATTAATAATTTCTTAAACATATTAGCTCTCCTTTCCTACGAGTGTGTATACACCCCATAATAATCCTACCCATGCGAGTAGTTTGGCAAGTCCACCAAATAAAAGTACAGACCCACAACATGCAATCAATAAGATTCCATCATGTGAAGTTCTTTCTTTTACTCGATCGAGTAACCAGTTTTTGGCGTTTAATAATACGTCCATATTTTTTTTCCTCTATATTTTAAAATCGGTAAAGGTATCTTTCGAATCCCTATTACCAAAATTATTTATTGGTTTATCCGGTATCATGTCAGACATAATATCTGTCTGAGCGGATTCCTCTACATCGTATAGTTTCATGCGGGAACGATCTATACCAATAACAAAGCGTTTGTATTTGGTCGGATCGTTATAACGATTCTTCAACTGTTTTACCAGAATTTGACCTAGCTCATCAAGTTCCTCTGTAGATATTAGAGCAAACATTAGATCAGCTGTCGCCGGTAATCCAAATGATTCCGAAGTGTCCTCTAAGCCAACGTCGGTATTACCGAATCCAGACCTCGTGGTCTGGGTTGCTGACATTATCGGCACATTAAATTCGACAGCAAGACCACGCATTTCCTCTGCGATAGCTTTGATGTACGAATAACTATTTATACTTCCTCCGAGCCCACGCATACGGGAAGAAGCACAAATGTTCAAGTAATCGATATAAATTATATCGGGCTTGAAGTTCTTTTTTAGCTTTAACTCATTGAGTAAAGCTCTGAAATGTCCAGTGTGTGCTGCGCCTGTTGGATATTCTTTAACAATAAGCTTACCGATAGATGCCTGAGCAATCTTTTCGATCTTACTGTTAAACACATTCTTTGGTAAAGTACCAAGAGATTGTATTGGATAATCCATTAGGTTAGCATCTATTCTTTCTGCTATACGTTCTTCTGCCATTTCCATTGTAATGTATAAAACGTTTTTGCCGAGTTGTAAATTAGCTGCTGCACAATGACACATGAATAGGGACTTACCCACGCCGGTACCTGCTAGCGCAATGTTTAAGGTCTTATTGGGTAAGCCCCCCTTCGTAATCTTATTCATATAATCTAGATCAAATGGTATTCTGTTTTCTTTCTTATTATAGAAATCAAACCTATCATCTGAGTTGTCAATATAATCATGACCAATAGCTTGGTCGAAAGATGTACCAAGAGCTTCGGATAATATCTCTGGGATAGCTCCGTCGCTCTTTTCGGTTTTACCATCAATGATCTGAATGGATTCCATAATAGCATTATAGACTGCTTTTTCTTTGCACCATTTCTCAGTTTCATTAATTAAATATTCAGTATCAACATCTGATTTAGTTCTTAGCTCATTAATTAATACCGCAGATGAATTTAATTGTTCATGCGGTAGTTTTAGTTTTTGTAGTTCTAACTCTAGAACTTTGGCTGTAGGTAGTTTGTTATGAGCTGCAACAAACTTAACCATAAGATCGAATACAACTTTATGTGATTCGTCAAAGTATTCTTTCTTTAAGAAAGGTATAACACGCCTGCAATAATCCTCGTTGTTTAATAAGTGATTAAGCGAATGTGTCTGTATTTGATTTGTTATGTCCAATTATATCCCCGTTTAATTTGTCTTCTACCGCTTCATCAATTATATGTTGTAAAACGGCTCCGATATAGTTATTAAAATATTCATCTTTACATAATTCGTCGTGATCGTGATCTGATGGATCTTGGATCTGATATGTAAAAGATAAAGTTGCTATGTCTAGTTCAGGGGATTCTTTAATCCCGACTTTACCGTATATAAGTTTTACGCCTTTGTATTTATTATTTAATCTAATTCCGTAGAAATCGATATCCTCATGTTCAACAAAGGTATAATCATTATGTGTTATATTATACACTATTTTACTCTTCTTGTAAATCTATTTCTACATCTAACATTGGTTTATGTCCAATAGAGTAGTGGGCTTTAACAAACTTTTTAAAATCTGTGCCAGTGAATATTGGATCCCAGAATTCTTCTGTGAGGGTATCTTTCTCTCTAACCTTTGGTTGTACTAGTTCGCCAGTTTCTCTATCGACTCTACAATACCAACCAACGTTAGGTTTTTGTACATATCCACCTGCCAGTGCTACATCTAGTAGTCCACTATATTGGCTAATGCCACCTTCCCAGGTAACCGAAATAGGTACTTTGCTTTTTTCTTTTACGAATCTAGATTTCTCTACATTAATAACAAAGTTATAACCTTTAACTTCTGTTCCAACTTTTTGTTGTTGTCTTCCTATAATCCAAATGTTATCTGCTGAATAGTAAATACCTGTTCCGCCTGATACGATTGCTTTAGGAAATAATCCCATTTCTTGATAAGTGTGATTCACAGCAAGCAAAGGGATATTCTTCATGGTAAGATAAGGAGTAACCATCCTGAATAATCCCTTTAAAGCTTTAGCTCTTGACATATCTGCAACTGATTTTTCGTTTAAAGCATCTTCTAATTCTTTTTTAGATGCTAAGTTACCAATAGAATCTATGATAATAATAACTTTATCGTCGCGTTCTATCTCATCTAATTGGTTAACTAGATCGAATTTTAGTTGTTCTACGTCTGTGATTGGTGTATGTAATACTCTTGAAGTATCGATACCGAATGATTCGAAATATGATTGTGGTGATCCAAACTCTGAATCATAGAACATTAGAACTGCATCATCGTGTTCTTTCATATAAGCACCTGCCATTAATAAGGCAAATGATGTTTTAAAATGTTTACTTGGACCTGCTAAAACAGTTAAACCGTTTGTAAGTCCACCTTCTATATCGCCACTTAAAGCAACATTAATCATAGGAACTTCTGTCGTTACTACGTCTTTTTCTCCAAAGTAAATAGAATCTTCTAGTACTGCTGTACCTTTAATCCTGCTATTCTTTTTTAGTTTATCCATTATTCCCATATTAATATCTCCTTGCTGGTCCTAGTTTATTCATACGCTCTTCTTTTCTGGTTCGGGCTACTGCCTCTGCTTTTTTACGTTTGCGCTTTGCAGTTGGTTTTTCATAAAATTCTCTTTTACGAACTTCGTTAACAATACCTGCTCTATCGCAGGCCTTTCTAAACTTTCTTAACGCAATATCGAATGGCATTGGGCTAGAAGGTCTTTTATCCTTAGGATGTCTTTTCCTAGGCATTAAATTTATACTTGGCATTAATTCCTCTTATTATTTGTTTGTATGGTACATTATACCACAGATTAAGGTGTTTGTAAACCCCTAAATGAAATCATATTGGATATAAGCTTCTTCAAACATATCCAGGGTTTGTGAGCATGAATCTTTCCATCTTAGCTCGGTTTCGGAATTAGTAAATTGTGGGGACACAACTCTGCAAACTCCTGATTGTATAATGGCTTTTGCGCATTCATGGCATACTGGTAATGGCCAAACATACATTGTACATCCATCTAATGAATTACCATTAAATGCCGCATTGTATATACAGTTTGTTTCTGCATGTACCACATATTTATATTTAAGCTCTCTGTCATTATATCTTAATTCGGTGTCTTCTATGCCTCTTGGAAATCCATTATATCCTTGAGCAACAACATTACCTTGATCGTTTACAGCAACTGCGCCAACCTGCGTACTTGGATCTTTACTCCAACCAGCGACCTGCTCAGCTAAAGCTAAGTATCTTTTATCCCATTTATCACTCATAAAGCTCTCTCCATATTTTATTATTAATTTGTCTTTGCTTCATTTTATCTTCACGTATAGCATCTGTCTTTAATGGTTCTTTTTTACGATTTAGTATTTTAGGTGGAACAATATCTTTAAATGTTTCTTTTAATACTTTCTTTTCGCCGTTTCTATCTTCGTATGGAATAGATAATGCATGAACTATAACTGCTGGCGATAAGAATGGAGCACGTAGCTCTACAGTTGATCTCATCATAGTTCTATCTAGCTTAGGCAAATGGTAAAAAGGTAATTCACAGAACACATCTGACATTTGAGAATCATATTCTTCTGCTCTTCTATAGCCACCAAATAGTTCATCTGCGCCATCGCCGGTTAATACCATATGGTAACCTTCTTCTTTTAGCTTTCTTGCCATAGCAATTTGTGGTTTAACTGATCCAAGATCTACAGGGCTTTGGTGTATTCTAATAGCATCCTGATCGCTAACCTCTTCTAAAGTAACTTTTACTAAATCGGCTTCTACCATCTTAGCATATTTTTCTTCGTGGTTATCAACATGAATAGCTGTAACGTTTAGTCCTTGCTGTTTAATAAGTTGGTATACGATAGTGGAGTCTAACCCACCTGACAGTAGAACGGCTGCTTCTCTGAATCCACCTAATCTTAATTTAACCGCTAAGGCTAGGTCATCGTACAAATTGGTCACCGGAACTGAAGCCCAATCCCAATAAGGATATTCTCGACCTTTATATAAAAAGTGTCCAGGCTTTAGTTGATGTATTTCATTCCATGGTGTTCCGCCTTGGGGATCATAACCCCATTTCATAACATTAGAATGGAATATTTCATCCGGTGTGACTGGGCCATAGGCTTTTAGTACATCAGGTTCTGATGCCATAACTTCTACATCTTTACGATAATAGATTGGTTTAATACCTAGGAAATCTGTATAAGCAATTGGATGTTCATTAAAAAATGTAACATAACTCCAGAAGCCATCGAACTTATGAAAGAATTCATGTGAAAGTTCTTCTCTATATCTTTGATGTATCATATGAGCATCGCTTGCATATTCACCAAAGTCTTTATAATTAAATATTTCACCAACAAAAAGTGAAGGTGGTTCGTCATCGTATTGAATAGGTTGGATTGCTATAGCTGGATCTGCATCGATCATAGGTAAAGCAGTATGGAACATATCATAATCTTTCCATGTTTTATATCCACGATACTTAGTTCTTAGCCCACGGTATTCCATCTCTTTAAGAGATTGCATTCCATTAGCTGTTGTTTGTGTTCTATTGCTTATTAAAAATCCGCACATTATTCATTTACCATATTGTTTAATCCATATTTATCTACTGTAAAGCAATGTAAAGAACTAGCAGAGAAATGCATAATTCCTGGTACTGCATCTAAGCCCGATTGTTCTATTAACCATAAGCATAATCTATTAGCGAAATATAAATCGTTATGTAAGTGTCGCATTACATCGCATGATCGCATATGATATGCACAATGTAATTTACCATCACGTAACATAAAATGCCACCCGAACGTGCACGGGACGCGTTCGCCCGCGAGAGCGGCTGTACCATCTTCTGGAAACCAGATTGGTATATAACATTGCCTTGTTTTAGGTTCTTTTTGTAATAGTTTAACTGCTGTGTTTAGATCTGCTATATTAAATCTAACTCCCATTTGTTCTGTATCTTGCCACATTCTTTCTGGATAGCTATGTGAAAAAGCCGTATCCATTAAATATTTATCTGTGTCTTTTAACCACATTGTATGTGATGGCGGTGGATTGCAAGGTATACCACCTACTCTTTCGTCGAAATGGATATCTGCCCATGGTTGGGTAGCTTTTAATTCTGTACTAGCTTCTTCTGCATTATCGTACATATTTGCTTTCATACTTGCATGTAATATTTCTAGGAAGGCAGGATGTTCTGTTCCGCCTTGCCATCTTTCGGTTTCTATTTCATAACCAAGATTTAATAAATTACTTCTTAAGTCGTGTAATCCTAGTTTTAAATTACTTGCTATTGTCATCTCTGATTATGTTCCTGTTAAATATGTCTTTGTCTGGGGTTTGGCCGTCAATATCATAATCTAAATATGATGAGAAGAAGGCAGAATAGTTAATTAAATCTATTGCAGAATCTTGTAGTGATTCGAAGTTTTCCATATAGTTTTCATCGTCTTTCATAGCATCCAAAACAGAATGCATACGATTAACTTTGCCAGTCATAATATCTAAAATGGTTTGTGCGCCATTTGGATAGTAGTCTGATTGTCTAATCCTAGATTTAGGATTTTGGTAGTCATTGCCTTTCTTAGCTATAAGATCAGCGGCTTGTTTAAGTATGTGTAGTGGTTTCATAATGTATATTATACCATAGTTTTAGTTAAAAGTAAACCCCTAATATTTTTCAAGCACTGTACCTGTTTGATATAAGGGAATCTGTTTTGCATCTGGCCATTGTTTTGGATATGTATTCATAAACAAAGTTTGTGGCAAATGCTTGTGTACAAAAGTACCATAAGGTTTTACTGGAAGATTTTCCATTAGTAATTCAGCAACCATTTTGTGTAATAACCATGGAGCTTTCTTTTGTGTTGGATCTTTAATAAGCGTAATAAACTTTCCGCCTGGTTTTAATTTCTCTATAGAAGCTGTATATATTTCTAGTATGGTTTCCCAGTATACTTTACCTTTTAGAACACCAACGTTTTTATCTTTCTGATATTGTATCGATGCTCCTAAACCTTTAGAAGTCATACCTCTTTCTGGTGCATCTGATTGACCACCGCCAAGAACTGGATAAGGTGTTCCATTAATTACCATATCAAATTGTTGATCTCCAACGTGTTCGTGTAGATCTCTAGCGTCACCTTCTATAATAGTACCATTACCTGGTGCACCTCTGTCTGTTTGTACTTGAATTGTTCTTCTTGTAATCTCTGAGAATTCTAATTCTATTCCTACGCCATGTCTTCCATGATTCATAGATTCTACAACTGCTGTTCCTGTACCTACTGTAGGATCTAAAACATAATCACCGGGATTTGTAAATTGTTGAACTGCCCATCTATATCCAGACCAATGTCCTGGACAAATATGTTTATCGAATCCACCTTCTGGTTTTACATCTGGAAAATAGTATTGTGATCTAGTACTTTGTGTGTAATATTGATCTGTAGGTGTGTGATATATTTCGCCCAACCAATCGCCAATAATAATATCTTTACCATGATAATCCTCTGGTATTTCCATTCTATGATGTAGTGTATCTGTGATACCTACTTTTTTAAATGTTGATTCGCCTGCCATAATTGTCTCCTAAATTATATACATTCACTCGTTTCATGTTTTTATCCAATCCACTCATAACGGTATCTACATCGTAAATACCTAAAAATTCAAACTTTAGATCATAATCTACTGGGATAACATCTGGAAGATTGTTGTCGTATCTTAGTCTATTGCTTTTAAAAAATAGAAAATGGGTAAGCTTACCTTTGCGGTTAGCATCCATATATCTAATGTAATCATGTTGTAAGTTATACCAAACAGAAGCTATTTCTTTAAAGTCTATAACCATACCTTTGTATTTAATATCGGCAAAATATCTATCTTTGCCAGTAACTTCTTTAGCGCCTTTTACATTTTCTACGACCATGTCTTCTAGATATTCTGAATCCAGATTAGCACGAGAAGAATAGCCACGTTTAGTAGTAGCATATTCTTCATCATGTCGGTCAAACATTTCCTGACTTATTTTTAAGTCTAAGGTGTTAATATATTCGATTAATTTTTCCATAATATAGATGTATTATACCATAGTTTCAGGTATTTGTAAACCCCTTTTAACTTAATATCGCTTTGATGTGATTTCGATCTATTAATACCGCAGCTTGTCCTTCGACGTTAACTGGCATTGCCTCTGACCATTTAACAAACACTCTGTTTCCTGGTTCTATCTTAGCAAATACGTTTTCTGGATCTGCATTATCTTGTTGGATATAATCACCAATTGCTAATACCAATCCTGGTTTATTACCTTTATCAATAGCTTCAGTAAGAATAATCCCACCTGCTGTTTGTTCTTCTTTTTCTGTTTCGGCGATTAAAACATTATCACCTAGTACTTGTATTCCCATATTATTCTCCTAAATGGTGGAGCGAGAGGGGATCGAACCCACGACCTCCTGGTTGCAAACCAGGCGCTCTCCCTACTGAGCTACCGCCCCATATATTATAAATTATTTTTAAAGACAAAGTCGATTGCTCTATTTGCTTCTGTTACTAGATCTCTTTTTGCATACCAATTACCTGTGTCCATATCTAAAGATCTACAGATATGGGCAATTTCTTCAGGAGTAATAGGATAACCACGTTGCATTGCATTGCCTGCGGTTGAAACCATTATCTGATACATTTTTAAATACCAACCAGTGCCGGAAATACCTTTGTATTCTTCGACCTGTTTTTTATTAACAAATGGACAATCAAAATAAGATGTCCAGGTATAGTTTGTGTTTTTTAATTGTGACTTTCTATGTTCAATTAAACCTTCTTTTATTTTATTAGGTAATTTATCAAAGAAAGATTCTGCTGGATTTAGATACGGATGCTTAGACATTAATACTGTCGGATCCATTATATCACCATCGTGTGAAAAGCAGAAGTTGTTCGCATCTTTATATTGCGATGGAACATAATACATTCGGGAAAGGTCTTTAGTTTGTGCATCAGCGATATCACCGATTTCTTTATTTAGTGCAAACCAAAAGTGTTTAATATCTTCTTTATTCACCCATTGGGTTAAAGGAAATACTAAACGAAATTTAGGATTTGTTAAGCTAGAACTAGCAGTCGAATAACAGAAATATCTATATTGCTCGTATTTCTTTTCGATCTCATTCATTTCACCTACAAAGTCATCGACATCAAGAATACCAAAACCGCCCCAAGAAACCACGTTATCGTTAGCACGAGTACTATCAGGCAAATATGTAGCAGGACTGATAAGAGGAGCTTCAGACTTTTTAGAATATTTGTCAGAGTTGTGTAGTCCAACGAGGACTGCTTCAAACTCTTCGAAGGACTCGTAGTCCATTCTTTTGTCCGTTTTGTTATCATAAATGCTATTAAATATTGTGCAACTTACCATGGTTATCCTCGTGTGATGGAGCTGTCCAACCTTCGGGTTTAATCAAATCTGGTAAACCTAAAGGGTTAGGTCTTGTTTCTTTTACTCCAACTTCTTTTTTCATATTGGCTTTTAGTACTTCATCCCATGCTTTTTCGGAATCAATACCGAATGCATCTAATGTTCCAATTGCTACAACGCATAGATCTATTAGACCATCTACTATTTCTTCAGGATCTTTTTCTCCAACTGCTTTAAATGTTTCTTCATATTCTTCTTTTAAGAATGATATACGAAAATGCAATAGCTGTTCTAGCTTTTCAGGGTTATCTGCAACCCATTGTTTAACGCCATATTTGCTATGCATTAAAGCTATATCTTGTACCCAGTTCTTAGACATTATACTATGATTCCTGTGTTTGGTGTTGCTATCTGTATTTCAGAAGTAGCTGCTCTGTGTTGTTCTACTAGTTGTTTGTTTGGTACGACCATAAACATAACAAACTTAAGATCAATTTCTAATCCATCTTTAGCTTCGGTGTATGGCATAAATGGCATAAAGCCTATTTTGCCTTCTCCGGCTGGGATAAGAACAATGCTATCTTTTAAAATTATAGTATCAGTATCGATACCATTTAGATCTACGTTAGCGATTATTTCTTCGCCAGATGTTAGTCTGACTAATTGTATATTTTTCATATTTTATTTTCCTTGTTGTGGTATATTATACCATAGTTTTGGGCATTTGTAAACCCCTTATCCAAAAAAATCCTCCAGTGAATTAACTTTGACTGATGTCCAGCCAATAGCATTTAGAATTGGTTCTATTGCATCGGTAAATGTTTTTTGGAATTGTAATTCCTTATCAATGTGTTGTTCTAAGTTAAATTCTTTTGGGAGAAAGTCTGGGAAAGCAATTACATTTTGCTTAAACTTACCTTCTTTTAAATATAAGAATTTAATCTTATCGCCATTTCTAAGTTCTGGATATTGTTTTAGATCTAAATCTTTTCTTAGCCAGTTGTACGCGAGGGCCGCACGCACGTGAATCGGTGTACCTTTCTTATAAAATTCGGTAGTAACCTGCTCGCCCGCTTGGTTTCTATACGTACGTCTTTCTATGCAACCAGT